GCTTGGACGAGCCCGACCCCGCCAATGACTAAATCACCCGCTGCGTTGTCATAGGCCAGCGCCTGCTGCAGGCCGAGCATCTTATTCAGCACATCCATAACGGATTCACCTTGGTCGGCCTGCACGCCCTGTAGTACGCCGGACACGCCGCCCGCATCCACAACGTTGATGCTGAAAGGTCTGGCGAGGTCTGCGGCAACCTGAACGATAGATCGTCCGTTGTACTGCGAGGGCGCAGCTGAGCAATCGACCAGATCAGCCGTTTTACTGCGGCCAACGATACCCATTGAGATGCTGTTAGCGTCATACCGCACAGGCGTTGCCTCCACCCATCCGGTGATAACAAGATCATCACCGATCAGCACTTCAACCTTATCGGCCTTCTTTATGCGGCTGCGGCGGCTTACCTGCGATTCATCACCCGGCCATGAGCGGGTGATCTGGACGTTAAAATCCCTTGCGATACGTTCAATGCCGGCGGCAATACGGACAGAGGTCCATCCGCCCCACTCACGGCCATTAACGCGAAGAAGTACGGTTGTATTCACTGGACGGGCACTCTCAGGGTTTTAACCGGCACAAAGCCGGGGTGCCGAATGGCGTTGCGCGCGGTAATGTCATATTCACGCCCGGCATCGTCGTACCAGTCAGCAGCAAGCACGACTGCAGGTAAAACTTCGGGCGGTATGCGCTCAACCGTTCTGGAAGTTTGCTCAAGGCGCGCGGTGATATCTTCATTCAGCGCAGTGCGCACCTGACGGAGTGCGAGAAACAGTCCGTCATCGGTTACGCGGCTCATCTCCTGATCTATGGCCGAGTTCAGCGTATCGCGTAAATTGGTCAGTTCATCCCATGACGGCACCGTGTCCGTAGCAGTGGAAGTAATAACTCCCACCGCTGTGTCATCTTCCAGTAAGTCATTAACCGCAGGGTGCGAAACAATGACTGTTGCTGACGATTGTTCCGCTGCGTTCGTGGTTGCTGAGGTGGATTTGGGGAGCTTTGTTATCGTATACACTGCCTCGCTGAGCGCTGACGTACGGATGGCCTGCGCAACGTAATTGCGCTGTTCAGTTCTGGCCTGAGTACTGGCACTGTCTGTTTTCCAGACTCCGCGCGGAGCAAGTCCTTTATCGAGGGTGATGCCGCTCAGACCTTTGACCATTGACATCAGGTCGGTGACATTTCCTGTCAGTTTGGTGCCTGCGCGCCACATGGTCTGAAGCTGATTGACGAAATTCATGCCACTGGACGGCGGCATCAGCAATACAGACAAATCACCCTGCATCAGACGGGATGCTGCGCTAATACCAGAATCTACGTACTGCATGGCGTCAGTAACGGTATCGAACATCTCCGTTGCATCATCCAGTACGCCGTTTTGTGTGAAATCTGGCAGGCCGTCCAGCCCAAACGCTTCAAATGCTGATGACAGGAAATCATCCATCAGCGCTGCGGCGCCCGTCAGCTTCGCCCCGGTTGCAATGCCAGCTTTGGGGAATGACAACTCGCCCGACTCGATGAAGCTGAAGCTGACGCGGCACATACGGCCTTCGTCTTTGGTATGGCTTACGCGGACTTCATCCGTAACGGTGACGGTCATTTCGCCGTAAAAAGGATGAACGAGTGTGCAGCTTCCGGGCTTCTCGACCGCTTCGATCAGCCTGTTGCGCTGCTCAAAATAGTCATCACCGACAAGATACGCCTGAACACTAAAGCGCCGCGTTGCACGCCCCATATCTTCAGCCCATGGCTTATCGCGGTTGGGGTATTCATGAACCTGCACGCGCCTGCCGAAAGTGGCTTCATCCTCATCTACCTTAAACGGGACACCCCGCAGCGAGGCATCCTGCAGATTATCAATCCAGCTCATGCGGTCTCCGGGCAATAAAAAACCCGCCGGAGCGGGTTACTGGTTAGAGAAGCGGTTATATCCGACATCATAGTTAAGCCAGGGTAGTGAGTTACCCGCTGGCGCAACGCGCATGCCGGGCGGCGCATTATCGAATGTTACCTTCAGCTCACCCTGCTGTGGCCGCGAAAGTGGCACCGCTGACTGATAGCCCGGCCCACCCTGCTGATTGTTATACCAGCCTCCGGCATTCCAGCGGTTTTTGAGGGATTGCCAGAAGGATGATGTGCCGTCCTTTTCAGTAACTGCATCAGCGATATCGTTCAGCTTTTTGAAGATGTAAATCGCAACGCCGATGGACACTGTCAGCGCACCGAGTGATGCAATCTGCGCCAGCACGCCGGAAAGTGAAGTTGCTGTTGTGAGCGCGGTTTTCAGAGTGCCAACGGTGCGCACGGTGAATACGCCTGCCATAACGGCGCTGACACCTTCAATTGTGCTCTTCCAGCCACCCATCGCTTCCACGACATCATTCACGTCTTGCCATACCGCTTTAATAACCGGACCAACCTGGTCCCAGTTGCTGACAATAAGGCTCCCACCCAGCACCAGCAGCGAAACCAGCTTGCCCATGGTGGACATCTTCAGCACGGTTTCAAACATCTTCACCGCCTTAACGGCAATTCCCACAGCAGAGGCAGTACCCAGCAATGTCAGGCCAAACTTAAAGGTACCGCGAACCATCTCGGGGTTGGCTTTGGTGAACTGCCTGAACTGTTCGACCATTGGCTGAACTTTCTGGGTCAGCCTCACGATATCGGGCAGAAACATATCCCCAATGGTTATGCTGGCAGCACTGAACTGGTTTTTAAGCAACTGAACGGAGTTCGCCGTTGTGGCCGCGCGCGACTCATACTCCTTCTGCATCGACCCTGCATACTGCTGCGCATCCGCAACGCGATTGAAGTTGGTGCGCAGTAAGTCCAGGTTCGTCAGCAGAGGTGCGATCGCACCAAGCGACTCCTTGCCAAACAGCGCATTCATGACCGCTGCCTGTTTGTCTTTTGGTACCCTGGCCAGAGAATCCAGTACCTTCAGCATCGCGGCGCGGGAATCCTTCTGCATGTCAGCCGCTAACTGGCCTGGATCAATCTTTATAAACTTCAGCGCTTTCTTCTGTGACGCCGTGGCTGACTTGCCGGAGGTAAGTGAAAGCATGAAGTTTTTAATGCCCGTTGCGGCTATCTCAGACTCAACACCCATACCCGCGATAGTCGCGCCCATTGCGGCAATTTCACCTGACGCCACGCCTGCAACGCCACCAAGAGGACCGATGCGGGTAACGATGTCGGAAATCTTTTGTGCATTGGCAGGGCCAGTGTTACCCAGGTAGTTAATTTTATCGGCAAGAACCACCACGCCATCCTGCGTCATTTTGAACGCGGTTCGCCACTGTGCCATCATCTGGCCAGACTCTTCTGCAGTCTGGTCAAATGCCACGCCCATCTTCACCGCGTCGCTTGCAAACTGCATCAGGTCATTACGCGCAATACCCGCCTGGCCGCCAGCCGCTACGATCTGCGCAATGCCGTTTGCAGCCATTGGTAACCGAGTCGAGAGTTTGAGCACATCCTCACTCATCTCTTTAAATTGTTGCGGGGTGTCAAAGTTGACGACTTTGCGAACGTCTGCCATCTGCGATTCGAAATCCATCGCCTGGCTGATGGGTACTGCAAACGCGGAGGTTAGCGCGACGCCCATAGCCGCCGCGTTGACCATGATATTTTTGGCTTCTTTCTGAAAGCCTTTAAGGTTTCTGCTCATCCCCTTCAGTGGACCTGAAAGCTGGTCCACTGCCGTGATGATCGCCTTCAGCTGAAAACTATCTGCCACGGTTTATTTCCTCAGAGATGCGGACAGCCTCAGCTTCTATTTCCAGAAACTTGCTGAGGCTGACATTTTTCAGTTCAAGCGGATTTATGCGCCAGAAGTGGGCGGTGTTGTAGAGTCGCTTCCTGAACTCTCTCCCGCTTCCGACCCCGTAAAAAAACCCACGATCGTCATTGAAGCCATAAAGATATCCTTGAGCGCCATTTTGGCCGCCGAAGAACGCGGGATGGCCGCAAGCACAGGGATATATTTCAGTGTGACGCGTGAATCCAGTTTCATTTCACCGGACTCGTTGTAGCTGAAAGGGATACCAAACTGCTCAACTTCGTCGTAAGTTGGCTCGCGAATTTCCAGCACATGCAGCGTCTCATTTGCCGCCACTATAGGTTTAGAAAGCATCAATTCTTTCACTGGTAGAACCCTTCTGAGCCGTGGAATTCAAGGTCAACCGTGCCCTCTTCAGCGTTGTGGTTGGCCTCACCAAACAACCAGGCTTCGGTCAGGACATACACCTGACCGTTCGCCAGCTCCGCAGTACCGGTCATGCTGTCGGACTCTGTAATTTTGCTGAGCGGAAAACCCTTCGGCACTTTAAAAGTGCCTTTGATGTACGGGGCGCGGTGCGTTTCCTTACGGTCAATAGAACCATCAAGGCCGATCACATCATCGTTTACCTTAGTGTTCATCGGCACTTCAATGCCGCCAGTCAAAGAAAGCTGAAGGCCGTCGAGTTTGAAATACGTGGTACCAGCAATACGGGCCATTATTCGCTCTCCTCGCTGTATTGCAGACGGAACTGATTAACCAGCGCAAACACACGCAGCTGATTAACGTAGTCAGGCGGGAACAGCACATCTACGCGGTTTGGATTATCCGCATTGCGCTCAACCACCAGATAGGTTTTGAACAGGTCAAAGTTTTCAACGATGGCTGACCGCTCCATCAGTTTGTAAACGGAGCACATCTCACCTTTGATAACCGCTGGCGTCACCACGGCCTGACCGTCACCGAAGCGGGTTCCGTCATTGGCCAGTTTATGGCGCGGATACTTTGAAATGATCACGCTCTTCAGCTCGCGCAGTACATAAGCGCTGGTATGCAGCGTTTCACTGTCGAGATAGCTGTTATCAGCCACGCCGTAACTGTTCTGCTGATAGGTTGTGATATCGCGCTGAATGCGCAGCACACCGCCTTCAGCATAGGACGTTGCAATCCCGTGCGTCAGCAGAGACTGCTGCTCAGAAAGTATGAAGCGGCTCCCCTTTGGTGCCGGCAATGCCCCGGTCAGCTCACCGGTTTGCGTCGGGCGAGCAGGATCGTTACGGATAAACACTGCATTGCGTGCGGTACGCATCGCCACCAGCTCATCGCAGCAGGTTTGAGTGGACACTTCATAACCCGCTACGGTGATATGCTGGTTGTTCATGGTGTCGCCAAAGGCAACCAGCTCGGACAGCGTACCGGTTTTAGCCGTATAAACGTGACCATATAGCTGACGCGCATAGCTCCAGCGGCCTGAACCGTCATTCATCTCCAGCGCCATCGTAGCGAGAGAAGCTGAATCGCTGAACGGAAGCCCGATGAAATCAAATGGCTCATCGCCCATAGCAGCAATGGTGTCGGTAAGGTCCGGTGAACCAGTGCCGCCAGCCAGCGCGGTGATGGTCACGGTAATGCCGTCAGGTGTAGTTTCACCGCCAACTGTGCCGTAATAATTCAGCATCAGCGGGATGTCGTTCCCGGTCAGCCCCTTATGGCGTGCTTTGACTGCAACTGTGCCGTCAGTAGCTGTCGCGGTTACAGGCAGGCTGGCATTCGCGTTGATAGCGGCTGCCAGCGTGGTGGCAACATCAGTAGCCTCATCGCCGATAACCACGGCGGCCTGCACGCGCTCAACCCCGATATACAGGCTTAGCGTCCCTGACGCCTGCGCGGTGCCTGCAATTACTACTGAGCCTGCAGCCTGCGCCCCCGTTGATTCACCCACAGCCAGAATCCACAACTCACCAAAGGGGTCAATGGCACGATAGCGCTTGACCATACGGTGCAACTGGCTGCCGAAGCCGCAGATTTTACCGGCAAGATCGGCTGATGGCATGATAGTGAGCGTGTTCTTAACAATCGTGCCCGTAGTCGCCACGGTACCAATAAGCAGCGCCGGGCCGCCTGAACTCGCGCTGTTCGCCTGGCTGGCATCCATCTCTGCCCAGAACAGCGGCACGCGGATATCAGAAGGCACCTGATTAAAGCTGACAGTCATCACTCGCCACCTTGTTTAATGCGTCTTTTGCAGAGGTTTTGCTTTCTGCTTTGACTTCCGTAACATCTCCTGCCTTGATACGGCGGAGCCAGTAAGTGCTCATCTCGACGTTTCGCCCTTCTTTGGGCAATAGGTCGCCACGGGCTGGATCAGGAACTGATCGCCCGGCAACAGGTTTTAGTTTCATTGGTTACTCGCTGAGGTTGACCCGAAGTTTGTGTTCGATGATGCCGTCTGGTTTCTGGTCTTTGCCGATGAAGTCCACGTCGACATCAATTTCTCTGAATTCATCCAGAGCATTGAGATCGTCCTGCTGTCGCGTCATCTCGCCAGTAATTTCACGCGTCAGCATGAACTCAAACTGGTAATAGAGGCGGCCACGATCCATATCCAGAAGCTGGCCACCTGAATACGCCACCGGACCCGCGTCTTCATCCGGTTCCCAGCCCAGCAGGGCTTTCCAGATTTCGCCCCGGATATCATGCACCGCGTCATAGCCAGATGCCTGACCGCGCTCGTCGCGGGTATTGTCCAGCACAACGACAACTGCAAAACCTTCGGTCACGTTCTGCCAGTAGTCGGTCAGTGACTTTTGTTCGGCGGTAACGTCTTCAGTGGGAACCACGTAAGCCGCGGGTAACTTCATTTTTCCGGTTTCAGGAATGGCTTTGAATTCCGCCGCGCCGGCCACGTTGCCTGCAAAGCGCGGACACCGCGCGCGAAGCGCAGCTATTATAAGAGAAAGCTTCATTTCTTTTTCCTTTCAGGCCTGAGGGAGGTGCGCAGCGCCCTTCTGAGGACGTAACTCGTCCAGCTCTTCCGGGATTCAAGCACTTCCGCCATATAGTTCTTACGCGGTGCGATACGCCATCCGTTACCGCCTGACTTACCTTTATGATGGCTTTTAGCGCGCTTGGCTCCGCGCCTTACCCCATAGAAGAGAAAGGCCGGATAGAAATCGCCGTCAATGAGCCGGTTGCCTTCGCCCCGCTTCTGGTTGGGAGCAATTCGAACCATCATTCCTGGACGATTTTTTGATGCCCGGGGAACGTAGTAACCGATTGAGCGCGCCAGCCTGCCAGTGCGAAATCCCGGATTCTCCCCCGGTGATGAACGACCACGACGCATCACCAGCCTTCGGGCGTCACGCATATGCACCTGGCCTATTTTCACGAAGGCCTTACGCATCCTGGCGCGGTTAAAAACGAGCTCTTTTGGCTGGTCGAAATCGACATGCAGCAGCGGCTTAGCCATACATTTCTCCATCTCGATTTACCGCGCCCAGTTCCTCACACTCCATCAGCAGATAACGGCCAGCTGAATTGAGGTCGCGAAGGCGCTTGACCCGGTAGATGTTACCGCCGTACACCACCTCAAAATCCGTAGAGATACCCTGGCGAAAACGGATCGTGATGTAATGGGTAATGATGTCATCAGCCTGAATGGATTCGTGATAGGTAGTGGCCCCCACCTGTCGGACCCTTGCCCAAACATCCTTTTCATTCTGATAAACCGGCTCCACACCATAATCAGCTGCCGCCTGATCTATGCGCTGCCGCAGATGAATGCGCTTGTTGAGCTCACCGGGATCGGGCAGCGTGAATACAGCGCTGGTATTTGATGACCGTAACTGCATATCAGTACCCCGACACAGGCAGGCGGCGTGAATAGAGAAGAAACTCAAACGCCTGAGGCGTTTCAGTCATCTCCAGTTCAGACACAGAGCTGCGGTGCTCATACCAGTGACTGACCAGCATAAGCAGCGCAAGACGGATATCTTCGGTGATCACCATGCCATCAGTATCAAGCGGGGCAATGTCGTCTACGGTTTTATAGAGATTGCGGTTAAGGTAGGTCACCGCCTTTGCCTCCGCAGCTAGGGCAAATATCTCCAGCAGCCGATCTTCTTCCGTAAAATCATTTTCCAGCCGGCATTGCTGTTTAATTTCGTCGAGCGTCAGCAGCATGGCCTACCCTTATTTTTTAGCTTTTTCCTTTACTTCGGCTTTGGCTTGCGCTTCAGCAGCGGCTTTAGCCTGAGCCTCTTCTTCAGCCTTCGCTTTAGCTTCAACTTCAGCATTGGCCTGTGCTTCGGCTTCGGCTTCTGCTTTGGCTTGCGCTTCAGCAGCGGCTTTAGCTTCTGAATCGCCGTCATCATCGACTGGACGGGCATATTTGAGCTTGATGAGTTCACGACCGTGCTGTTCAGTCGTTTCAATGGTTTGACCTTCTGTTACGACCTCACCATTGAAGTAATTCGGCTTAAGCAAAACCAGTTTCATGAGCGTACCCCTGATTAAGGCGGCACTCAGGCCGCCGTATTAGTTAGCTGGCAGCAGGAACGGTGAATGTACCGTAGATGAATGCTTCAGGACGTTTAACCGCCAAAGCCAGACGCTCTTCACAACGGATTGAGATCATGTTTTTCTCAAAGTCGTCGGCGTTTTCGGTGGATATCACAACGTTGGCATCTTCACGGTCGAAGATTTGTGCACCGGCATTAAATGCGCCTGTCAGGAATTTTCCCTGGAATGCGGCGGCTTCGGTAGCAACGACAGGAAGACCCCAGAGAGTTGGCCCCGTCAGTGCTGCAGGATTCGCAAGGATATAGCGACCCAGCGTATCTTTAGTCAGCTCAATTTTGGCCCAGTCAATAAAGTGCAGGACGTGCCCCGAAGCCGGGAATCGCGCCAACTGAGCCTGGAGCATGGCTAAGCGCAGATCATCAATACCGTTCTGACTTTCGACTTCAAAAGCGGCGGCAAAGGCTGAAGCTTGCGGTACAATGCCGTCGAGGTGCGCACCGGTGCCGTCGCCGAACAGGATTTCCTGCTCTTCAACATACTTCAGACCGTAGCGCAGCTCAGCGTCAATCGTTGACTGTAGCTGAGGCATATCATCCAGAATCTGCTTAGCAGCTTTGAAGAGATGAGCGATCGTGCGAACTGGCGTGATCTTCTCAGCAAACGCAATGTCGCTGTACGGCTTGGTCGTATTTTCAGCAACGGCAGCAGCTCTGTTGGTAAAACCGGTCTGCTGCACCCAGTAAATGGTGTTAGAAGATGTACGGCCCGGCGCAATCAAATCACGAATAAACAGGCGTTGCTTTGGCTGGGTATCAATACCCGGCAGGCGATCAGGTGCAACGATTTGACCAGGAACATCTACTGAAACCAGCGCGGCACTCACCGGAATGCTGATGCGTTTATTACCTTCCACGCCAGCGGTGAAGGCCTTAAGCGCTTCAGATGAGATGACCTGACGACCCACGGTTTCAACAACTTTGGCCGCGTGGTTCATCGGCATCTGTGCGACGTGCTGCTCAAGCTCTCCTAGTGAAGCTTTCAGCGTTTTATTCGCCTCGTTCAGGGCGTTAAATTCAGTGGCGATTTTATCTACCGCCTCTTTAGTCTGGGCTGACAGCTGACCAGAGTTCTTTGCTTCCTTAAGCGCGTCTTCAGCCTTCGCGCTGAAGGTGCCGGAGACCTCTTCCAGCTTTGCAGATACTTTCTTAAGTAACTCATTTACATCTGACATGATGATTCCTTATTTGCCGAACGCGGCCAGCGCGTTTTGAAGTTGTTCAATACTTTCAGGGTTGATTTCGTCGGTAGCGCCCGGCATACCTTCAGGGGTGGCAGCAGCGCCAGGCTTGCCGCCGGTTAATGCTTTAAGAAGTTTTCGACGCTCAGAACGCGGGGCGTCGGTTTTTGCCAGCATGGCGTCCAGCTTGCGCAGCGCAGTTGCCGGACTGTCGTCGCCGTCAACAACCTCATCTGCCGCAAGCAGGCGGTCTGCGAAACCCTTTTCAACCGCATCACTGCCCCCGATATAGGTTTCAGCATTCATCATTGCTTCAATGGCTTCGCTGCTCAGCCCTGTTCTGGCGCCATAGATATCATTCATGGCTTTGTCGAAGGGTTCCATGTCAGCAGCTACCTGCGCCAGATCGTGACGGTTGCCCATCGCATACACCCAGCAGTTGTGGATCATCAGGAAAGCACCGCGGCCAATCTGGACCTCATCACCGGCCATCGCGATAATCGACGCAGCGGAAGCAGCAAGGCCAAGCACTTTTACGGTGACTTTCCCGTCGTACTCACGCAGCAGGTTGTATATGGCCAGGCCTTCAAACATGTCTCCACCAGGCGAATTGATATTCACCGTCACGTCAGCACCGCCAATTGCGCGCAGCGCCGCCGCGATACGACTGGCGGTAACGCCGTCGCCGTACCAGTCAGCGCCAATAACGTCAAAGACTGAGATACTATTGTCATCACTCTTTGCGGCTTTAATGCCGCCGTTCCAGCGCTCCATTGCAGAAGACGGCAAATCGCGATTTTCGCGCGCAAAAGGCCGCCCCTCCGGCGCTGCCGGAAGACTTTTTACTGTCATTGGGGATGCTCCTAAGCCGCCTGTTTAAGCGGTGATTGTTCGAAAGGAATGTCCGGGAAAACCGCATTGTGAACTTCGCGCAACAGCGTAGCCCTTGTGGCGGTGCTGTTTTTGCGCAGGTCTTCAAGTGGTGTCAGGTTCAGCTGTACGGTGTAAATATCACCACCTTCAATCGGCGGCAGGTTCTCCAGGCGGCGCACATCATTACGGGACATCCAGCCGTTCTGCAGTGCCGTGGTGTAAAAAGCCGCGCGACCGGCACTGTCGGCACGCAGAAGACCTTCAACAGAGAACTCAGCGAATAAATCTTCATCGCCGTTGAGCAGGCAGCGTGAAATCTCCTGCTCAATGTTTACCAGCATCGGGCGCAGCGTATTGGTCAGGAACAGCAGGTTCGTGCCCTCAACGCTGGACGCCCAGCTGCTCTGTTTATTAACATGACCCACCATAAACGGCGGCACGCGGAACCAGCGGCAGATTTCCTCAATGCTGAATGATCGTGACTCCAGCATCTGAGCATCTTCAGGGTTAAGGGTAATGCCCTGATAGGACATATCACCCTCAAGCACCATTACCTTACCGGCATTTTTCGAACCGACGAACCGGTTAAGGTTTTCGCGGTTTTTCTGGCGCTGCTCTTTGGTCAGCAGGTTCTTTGAGAGAAAGAAGCCTGACGTCTGAATACCGTTTTCAAAAATTTTGGCGGCTGATTCCTCAACTGCCATCGCGGCGCCAAACACGTCACGCCCAGTGCGCATCGGCATCATTCCACAGACGCCATCCAGACCAAACCCCCGGATGTGCATCATGTTTTTAACCGGGATAATGCGCGGCACCCCCTTCTCTGTGTATGTGTACTGCAGTTCGCCGCTGTCCAGCCGCTCCACCTTCATGCACTGAGGAAGGAGCGGCACCAGAGAAACCAGCTTCTGGCCGATCAGCTTTTTCTCAACGTAGGCATTACCGCGCAGGCAGATGCTGGCAACAACCATCAGCATAAATCGTGATGGCGTCATTTCGCTGTTAGGCCGGCGGCAAAGCAGCTGATAAGCCGGATGATTCAATGCCAGTTTGCGGGAGCCGTCAGCCGACCGCTCATAAATTTTCATCGGCAGCGTTGAAACCGACTCGCTCAGCAGGCGCACACAGGCCCATACGGCGGCCAGCGCCAGCGCTTTCTCTGCTGTAACGACTTTGCCGCTGCTGCTTGCGCCGTACCACTCCTGCCAGAACGCCGCATCGTTGAGTCCAATCGACTCACCCAGCCAGTTCACTATCGCGCTTTTGATGCGGCCCGGCCTTTTCTTTTCTTTCATCAGATACCTACCATGATCGGGTCGTCAAAAAAGTCATCGGGATCGCCGCTCTCTATCAGAACAGCATCTTCCGCTGCACCGATTGCCATAGCTGAGGCCACCACGCCATCGATACGGCCGGTGCTTTTCTTTTTAGCAAATATGCGGTTGTCCTTCTGGTCAGCCTCAAGTACCGCAGCGGCGGCATTCCAGCGCAGGCAGGGATTAGGCCGGATAACCAGCACCCGGTTATTCAGATGCTCCTCAAACAGCTCAATGGATCGTGGCATCCACAATCCGGACTCCTGCGCTTTATAAAAGCCCTGACCGTGCGGAATGAGGTCAACGCTTACAGACTCGCTTTCAAGTTCAGGCTCCAAATACTTAATACGGTACTGGTCAAATGCTATGCACTTAATATCGTATCTGGCCGCCAGTTCACCGATGCGAACCGCCACAAAACCGTAGTTGACCGCCTTGCCCGGCGGCGCGTGAATAAAGCCATTACGCAGCCAGGCATCATATGGGACATGGTCAGTTTTGGCCCTCTCCATCAGGGAGTCTTTCGGCGTCCAGAACTCAACTAAAAGCTTTTTGGATTTCGGGAAGTAAAGTGCCAGAGCCGTCAGGTCACGCGAACCGGACAGGTCCAGCCCGCCATAACACTCTTCACCCGCCAAATCTTCGGGGTCAAAGTCCTGTTCGCAGTTCATCCAGGTATCGCTGTCAATCCACGGATCGGACGCTTCCACCCACTGGCAAAAGTTCAGGCGGCGGACGATGCTCTCTTTTGAAGGCATGCCACGAGCCTGCGTCACCTGTTCACGCAGGTACTTATCGCTGAATGTATGCCCAAGAGAGGGATTTGCTTTTCCCCAGCACGACTCATCTTTGAATGGGTCATCACCTTCATCCAGCGAGCAGATGAAGCTGAAAAAACTGTCATCTTCCAGATCGCCGGCGGCAACCTTTCGCCCATATTCATGGTACTCGTAGCAGACGCTGGTTTTATCGTGGCCGCTGTTGGTGATCAGGAACATCAGCGCCTGACGGCGGCCTTTTGTGCCTGCGCGCATCATCTCAACAACGGCGTTCGTTTTGTGCTCATGCACTTCGTCAATCAGCGCACCATGCGGGCGAGGTCCTGACTGACCATCATCGGAGCTGATCGGCTTGAAAAAAGAACCCGTCTGCAGAAATGCAAGGTTCCATACGTTCAGGCCGGTGCCGGATTTGGTGATACGCTGTGCCAGCGCGGGCGACTGATCGACCATCGTAACCGCATCGCGAAAGAGGATCATTGCCTGGTCTTTTTTCGTGGCCGCCGCGTAAACTTCGGCTCGCGGCTCTTTATCAGCCATCAGCAGGTAAAGACCCACCCCGCCCGCCAGCGGCGATTTACCAGAACCCTTGCCGGATTCGATGTAGCTCATACGAAAGCGGCGCGTTCCGTCTGCTGATTTCCAGCCAAACAGAGAACCAACAATGAAACACTGCCACGGCAGCAGAATGAAGGGCTTCCCCTCATGCTCACCACCATTAAGTTTCAGTACCTGAGCGAAAAAATTTATCACGCGCGTTACCGCGTCAACGTCCCAGAAGAGACCACGCTCTTGTCCGTGTTCCAGGTCGCGTATGTGGCGGGCGCATGCGGCGCGAATATCCGGACCAGCAAGAATCTTTCCGCTGTTTACGTCGAGCGCATACTGCGTTGCCGGATCAGCCGAAGAATGCGTTGAGCGGGTCTTCTTCTTTTTCTCCACCATCTGCGTTTACCTTTGACCGCGCGGCCGGTGTCAGGCCAAATTCAACTAAATAACTTTTAAAACGACGATCGGCATCTGCCAGCATGGCAACAGCCGGATTTGCCTTTATCAGAAAATCACCCATCTGCGTTTTGGTCGTGTAAGTGCGCCCTTCGATATCCACTATCTGGCGCAGCTGAAGAATTTCCGCATACAGATCACAAAGCCTTTCGAGCGCCAGAGTATCGGCAACTGTCAGCACCCCCATACCGTCAAGAAGAACAGTGAGCTTGCCCCAGGCTGTTTTTCCCCAGTCGGTCAGATGAGATGGCGGGCTTGAAATTTCACGGGCGGGCTTAGGCTCTTTCTTATTGAGCGCACGCTTGCCGGGATTACCAGTTACAACTTTCAGATGGGTAGGTTTTGGTCGTCTTCCGGCCATTAAAACCTCCCAGAAAAAAACTTTTCATTTCGCGGTTGTGCACAAAAAGGGGGGCGGGCGGTCAGGAAGGCGATAGCCCTTGAACTCTTTATCCGCCCCTCCCCGTGTGTCTGAGTTCTATCCCCTGCGCCAGTGCGACTGTGGGTCCAGTGGTAGGCCGTTCTCATCGCACCCAATCACGTGACCGCGCTTTTCTTCGCGCTGCTTAGTGGAGTCGTGGTGCTGCTTACAGAGGGGTTGCCAGTTTGCTTTATCCCAAAAGAGCTTTTGAGCCTTTGCTATCTCATCCTGTTTGCCGCCATTGATGGCTTCTTTCAGCCTGTGTGGTTTGATGTGGTCAACGACAGTCGCGGCTACCGCTCTGCCCTGCCGATGGCACATAACGCAGAGAGGATGTGATTTCAGAAATGAGAGCCTGGCTTTGTCCCAGCGGCTGTTATAGATACGTGGCTCTGACATCAGAGTTTCCTGCTGGCTGGGTGTGTTTATCCCTCGGCAATGGTGAGACCACCAGCCGATGATTCAGTGTCTTTATGCTGAAAATTGAACTCAGCAAGCTCAGTTTTCAGAACAAAATAAAACCGCCCGTAGGCGGCCTGTATTAATCGCTACCGCAATTACCACCGCTATCTGACGAACTGCCAGAGTCGTAACCGCCACTGCATGAATCAAATCTGCTTGAACTGCTGTAGTCGTTACCCACGTAAATCGGGCTGATGGGGTTAAGCGGATTCATCAGGTCGCTGCCTGCGCCAGTTGTGCCAGTCATGCGACGACGGTGTTCTTCATCACGGCGGCGGCGACTTTCCGCGCGGCGACGTAATTCTGCATCAGATAAATAGCTCATAGCTTTTTCTCTCTGTAGTGCCGGGTTCGCGACGCTTCACTGCGTGGCTAACCGTTATCCCTTGTCGGAGGATTCAATAGGCTTCACGTGCGAGAACATGAAGCCGTCATAGGGCATCGGAAGGTTGCACACCATCCAGTTAACGAGATCAAAGAACCATTCAGGCACGCCATTAGCCGCGCATACTTCAGGCTCCCCTGATTCGATATCCCTGATGTAAACCGGTACGATATTGGCAAACAGGCCAGTGTGCTCCCACTCGCTCTTTTTAACTCTGCCGAACAGTAATGCCATGCTTACCTCAAACATTGCTCTCTGATGTACTGCTGAAGACCGGCTATTTGCTTTCCGGCGAGTTCGATTCGACTTCTGAGGATGAAATAATCCCGTTCAGCGGTGTCAGTAAGTCCGGGGCTGGCTGCATCATCCATGCCGGCGGCGCCGGTGGCGGATTGCTTCGTGCAGGTAGCGTTGAGCTGCAACCGGCGCTTGCCAGAAGCAACGTCACGCTCAAGCTGGTCGATAGTTGCTTGAGCATTGGCTAATTCCTTTGTGTATTTGGCGTCGAGCGCGGCAACATCGCGCTGGCGGACCTGCATATCGTCAATCGTCTGCTGGCGCTCGGTAGCCAGGCTGTCAGCAGTAACGTATTTCCCGTGGTAAAGAATTGCTACCCGGCAGACCACAATGAGCGCCACCAGCAGCAGGCCG